CACGTCCTCGCGGTACACCACGCCCCAGTCACGCAGCCACCGCGCCGCGCCCCATCCGGTGGCACCGTCGCTCCAGCCACCGACCGGCGATCGCCCGGAGCCGTCGCGGCCGCGAGCCTCGACCCGGGCACCGCCGTAGATCGCCTCGCTCGCCGGCATCCTAGGCGGCTCGGACAGCTTGCCCGTCGCCCAGTCCACGGCCTCGGCGCAGTACACGGCGTGCATGGCGCCCCACGACACGCAGTCGCCGATGCCTTGGCGGCCGACGACAAACGGCGTCCCATACCGCGCGCGGTGCGCCTTGTCCATCTGCCTGTAGAGAAACGTGTCGACCGGCACGGCCTGACGCATGGCGTCGGCGCCGGCCTGGGCAAAGTAGGGCTCGGGCAGCTCCTCGAGGAACCGGGCGACGCCCTCAGGATCGGGCACGTAGCCGGTGAGCATCGCCGGCTGCCGCACCTCGCCGGCCGCCCACCAGAAGGAGAGCACGAGCCAGACGACCAGTGCCGCAGCCGCCACGAGGCGCCACGGATGCTTGGGAGCGCTCACCTGGCGGCCTCCGCGGCCCGGGCGACCTCACGGTAGGCCGCCACCCACTTGGCCTTCTGCTCGGGCGTGAGCGGGCCTCCTGCGGTGCCTGCGACGGTGTTGAGGTAGTCCTCGATCGCCTGACGCGCGAGCGGGTGCTTGGCACCCAGCGACTCGCCACGGCACAGGAGGACGCGGCTGCGGACACGCAGCTCGTCGAACGCCACGCCGGTTCTGATGAGCGGCTCCGGCTGGCTTGCGTCCCACTCGATCTCGTTGGCCAGCTCGGTGCACAGGGCGGCGACCAGCGCCGCGTCCCGGGCAGCGTCCGGCCCAACGAACTTGCCGCGGAGCGTAAACGCGGCCGGGTCAGGGGCAGGGGCCGGCGCCGGCGTGGCCGGCGACGACGCCACGTACGACCACGCGGCCGCCGCGACGAGCGCGGCTGCGGCCAGGTGGCGGCTGTCGAGCTGCGGCCACCGCCATTCGTGGTAGTGAGCCTGAATCCACGGCCAAGCGAGCGCCACGGCGGCCACGGCGACGAGCAGGAGCGGCATCATTCGGCGGCCCTCGTGAGCGGTAGGACGATCTCGATGGCACCGCTGGCCATCGCCAGCACAAGCGCCCGGATCGCGGGTCGGGCGAGAATCCAGACCGGCCAGACGACGACCGGCACGGCCTTGTCCGCGAGCGTGTCGAAGAGCGCGGCCACGGCCTCGAGCACGAGCGCCTTTTTCTCGGCACCGCTCATGCCGAGCACGGCGTCGAGCGTCTCGACGGACAGCCGCAGGAGAGCAATCAGCAGCTCGCCAAACTCAGCCCACGTGATGCCTCCGGCGGCCTTGGCCTTGGCGACCTCGAGGAACGCGGCGACCTGCGCCATCAGCGTGGCCTCGCCGCCTGCGGCCATCACCGGTGCATCGCTGATCATGCCTTGACTCCCGCCAGGAAGATCTCGTACGTGGCGGACGCCGATCCGCCTTCGATGACGATGTTGCCGGCGTCGAACCACTTGTTTGTGGGCGCCGTGCCGGCGGTCCACAGAAACACCGCACCGGGCGGCAGCCCGCAGTTGGTGCCCGCGATGTCGTAGGTCAGCGTGACCGTCGCCGACTGATTGCGGACGTAGATGAGCTTGACGCTCGCCAAGTTGAGCGTGCCGGCCGTACCGAAGACCGACAGCGGCAGCGCCGTCGTGTCGATCGTGTCGGTGGCCGAGATGCCGACGGTGCGCACGTCGCGCCAGTAGCCGTTGACCTGGCCGGAGCCTGTGCCGTTGGCGAGCGACAGCGTCTGCAGCACCGACGCGGAGTCGGTGACGGTCGTCAGCGTCAGGTCGTCGACCCATGACGCCGCAAGACGCAGCTGCCCGGTGATGGTGAGGACGGGCGGCATCAGGTGGGTGCCACGGAGGTGCCGACGAGCCAGAGCGAGTAGCTCACGGCCGCGGCGTTGGGATTGGCGATGTACATGAGCTGGTTAGTCGACGTGACCGGCCAAGCGTCAATGTGGTTGATCGTGAACCACTCCGAGCCTGGTCCGATCTCGGACGCGTAGGCGACGCTGGGACGGCCCGGATCGCAGCCGACGCGGATCTTGCGGCCGCTCGTTGTCTCGGTGTTGACGACGCGCACCAGCCGCAGCTGGCGGAAGTCGTAATTGACGGTGACGCCGAGCGTGGTCTGCGTGATTGCCCGCAGGTCGATCTCTTCGAGCGTGTTGGCGGCGATCGTGCGGTTCGCGGCGTAGACCAGGTCCGCCTGCTGACTGCCGCTGCCATCGGTGATCGCGTAGGTCTTCTGGTCAGTCTTTGCGGAGACGGTCGTGCCGATGTCCTGGTCGACCGTGCGGTCCCAGATCATCACGGTCCGCATCGTCGCCGTGAGTGTGTCAGCCATCGAAAAGCCCCATCTCGATGGCCTGACGGGCGACCGCGGGCTTGACGCCAAGACGGAACGCAGCCAGGGCGATGTCCTCGGGCGACAGCCTGGCCGGCTTCTTCGACGTGAGCTTGCCCCACGTCTGCTGCGTCGGCGTGTAGACCGCGGCCAGCGACACAGCGTCGGACGGCGACGGGATCGCCTCGCGTTGGCCGCTGCGGTGCCTGTAATGGGCGATCACGCTGCCGTCCTCCATGCCGTCACGGTACGGCAGGACGGCGGTCGGTCGGCAGGGGTTATGGACGCTCGGACTCGCGGTACAGCACCAGGGCGATGATGCTGTAGGCGGCCATGTCGAGAAGGGTGTCAGGGATGCCGTCGAACTCGACCTTGCCACGGCGAAAGTAGGCCCGCAGGCGGTGCATCTTGTCCGCCAGCCTGATCACGCAGCCCGCCCACGCCGGCACGTTCACGTAGTCGGCGCTCGTGCGAATGTTTGACAACGCGTCCTCGTCGACGCCGTAGTCGAGTGTTTTGCGTAGGTGCAGCTCACGCAGCTCGTCGAGCACGGCGAGGAACTCGGCGGAGCCAGGCCGCAGCGACGCCTCCCGCGCGAGCCGTGCCGGCTTGGCGTCCTCGACCGTCTGCTTCCAGCCGGCGGCCGCCGCACGCAGCTCGGCCTCGCCACGCAGGATGTAGTCGACCGGGATGGTGCGGCCGCCGTCGCAGCACGGCGACGGGTCCGACAGCACGCTCGCCGCCGCGGCCTGCGCCGGCGGACAGCCCGCCAGCGACGCTGCCATGCCCTCGTGTCGTGCCGTCACGGCCGCCCGCAGGGCAGCGTTGTCCTCGTCCAGTGTCACCGTCGTCCTCCTGGTGGTGGTCCCGATACGTGCATGCTCGACAGCCCGCCGCCGCGCTCGTACACGAACAACTCCATCGCCTGCCTGTTGCCCACGAAGCCCTGCTGCGCGTGCCACTCGTCCGGCGGACACAGGGCAGGAGCCACCCGCACGAGCACGCCGTCGATCGTCTCGATCGGCCGGCTCCACTCGGCGGATTGCTGGTGGTAGTGCCCGGTGTGGATCTCGCGGTAGGGGCACTGGCTCCACAATTCCGCCGCCTCGAGCGCCATGAGCTGCGGCAGCCGCTTTTTGGCTTTGTGGCCGTGGCAGAACCCGAGCAGGTTGCCGGCGTGGTGCAGGTACTTGCGAGGCGTAAACGTGTCCTCGACCCGCACCCGGCGGTCCTTGCGAAACCGCTCCTGGAGGATCCGCAGCCACGCCCAGGTCAGCGTCTCGTCGTGGTTGCCGTGCACCGTGAGCGTGTCGGTCGGGGCGATGTCGCCGGCCGTGTCGACCACCCGCAGCAGCTCGTCGGTGCCGACCTCGATCATCTTCTGGAGCCGGCCGTCCCGCTCGAGCGGCGTGCCGCTCGTCGTGGTACCGCTCGGCGTGTCGTAGTGGTACACGTCGCCTAGCGTCGCCACGGTCAGCCGGCTCGGACGTAGCGTTGCGGCAATCGACAGCAGCTCCTGCGACGCCTCACGGATGAGCGTCGCCGCGATGCCGAGGTCGTAGTCCTGCTGGCCTGTCGTGCGAGCCCACGCGTACTTGCCGAAGTGCGGGTCCGCGATCACGAGCACCGCCCAGCGGTCGCCCTTCACGGCCTTGGCTTTCGGCCGGGTCGGCCGCACGATGTCTCGGCTGGCCGCCGCGATCATCGCCTCGACGACCTCGCGCACGCCCGGGCCGGGTCGCGGCTTGAGCCGCACGAACACGCGAAACAACTCGGTCACCACCGGCTGGCCGGTCGACCGGTCGACACTCACGCCCTCCCACTTCGTGGCCTCGGACGCCGCGACCTCGTACTTGGTCATGTCGGCTTCGATGTGCCGCAGGAGGTCCTCGACCGTGCGGATCGTGCGCGAGACGCTTCTAGCCTCGACGGTGTCGCCGTCGGTGCGCTGCGTGATCTGCTCGGCGTCCTTGCCCTGCGGCACGTCGGCTGCCGCCTCGGCCAGGACGGCGTCGGCTAGTGGCTTCTGCGTCCGATCCACGCCTCGACTCCTTGGATGCCGCAGATGTCGTGGCCACGCTGTTGGCACACCGTGACGATCGCCCGGGCAAGCGCCCGCTTGTGCATCGGCACCTGGCCGAAACGCCACCGATCCCGCAGCTCCTCGAGCTGCCGCAGGTCGGCCTCAGGCAGCCGCATGTACCACGGCAGAAACCCCGGCCCCTTGTTTCTGCCGACCGCCATTACCTCGTCGATGATCGATGGCGTGTCGTCACTCGTCACGTCGGAAGCCCTCCTGCTCGAGGACGGTGGTCAGCATGCCGGCGAACTCCGACACCGACTCTTCCGAGATGTCCGGCCACCTCGCGTGGATCAGCTCGTGCAGGAGCGTGTCGAGGTAGTCGGTGCCGGTCAGGCGGGAGTCGACCTTGATCGTGCGCGTGGCGTAGTCGCACAGGCCGTAGAGATTGCGCAGCCGTGCCCGGACGATGTGCCACTTGGCACCGGCGATCTCGATCGTCCGCTGTCGCCTCGCCATGCCATCACCCTACCTAAGATGGGCGGCGGCCAGCCCCGGGTGTGGCGTGTCAGGAAACCGTGTTGCCAGCGTTGCTGGCGGCGCGTCTGGCATTGCGGATGGCACGTCTCACGAGCAGGCGGCCGACCACGTCGAGAAACGGCAGGCCGCGGGCCTCGGCCTCTGCACGCATCACGGCGACGACCTCCTCGATGCGCTCCGGCCTCGAGCATTCGTCCACGCCCCATGCGTCCATCTCGGCGGCTTTTTCGCGGCACCGGCAGGTCGGCGTCGGCTCGATTCCGAGACGCTTCAGGAGTTTGGACAGTTCAGTGCCTGGGCCGGATGCCTCGTGGCTCGGTTTTTCCGACGCGCCGGCTTGCTGACCCAACGCTTCCGGCAATGACTCGATCGTTTTGCCACAGTGGTGGCACACACAAACATGGACTCCACGCTGCAGGTCAAGACGACAGTCATACGAGCAACGCCCGTGCATGCGTCACC